GAGACAACTTCATCAAAGCAATATTAGGAAGCGATCCGTCTAGTTGTGTAATTCTTATTCTCGGCATTTCTCTTCCATCGCATTCAAATAAAACCACAAATCTATGACCTCTTCCTTACAGCTTTGTATTTTCTGCTCCAAGGTCATGCGCGCCAAGCCCCTGCTCCCATCGGGATTGTGTTCCCGAATACCCGCCATGAACTTCCTACGGGCCTCCTTTGCGAAGCGTTCAAGCGCCTCTTCCAAGATTTCTTCGTCAGTCACTCTTTTTTAATTCTTGAATCGTTTGTTTCAATCGTTCGATTTCCTTTTTCAACTCCTTGTTCTCGCGTTCCAATTGACGCACCATGAGCGGCCAAGGTTCCAATTTCTCACCCGTTGGTTTGTATATGTTCATTTCTTCATCCTCCAATATGATTTCCGATTCGAATTCAATTATTTCCTCGTCGTAGTATTCGTTGACTGCATTACTCAAACATTCCAAAATCTCCTCCTGTTCCAAATCACTCTCGTGTTCCCATCTATGCATGAATGTTTTGAATTCATGGATTACTTTTCTTTCTGCGTCTTTCGACATTTCATTTGTTCCTAAATACCCGGTCCATATCACTCCTTATCGCAATGAGTTTTCCAAATTCATCACGGACATACGAACCATCCCGATTTCTTAGAAAAAAACGCACTTGTTTCTTGGAATAGAATCTTTCGAATCCATCCTCCGCTTCCCGTCTGGTCAACACAGCCATCAGTAGACGGGTTTCGAAAGCTGTCCGGTTGCACGATAAATGCGTAGTTTTTCACGTATCAACTCCTCACGGAAAAACTGATACGCAGGCATGTCATTCATTTCCAAAGCTTCGCGCATCTGCCGATCATATTCGTAGACCCAATCAGTTGGACGATGACTGCATCCGATCAGAGTCATCAAGACCATCAAAGTTCTCATCCTCATCCTCCCAGCCGAGTCTCCTTCTACGGTCACGATATAATTCCTCCCGGTAATCCTCGTATAATGCCCGCGCTTCGAATTCCTCTTCGGTCATTTCATTTCCTTCCATAATGTCTTCCACGCTAATTCTGCGGTTGGCACACATACACCATTTCCCAATAACCTCAAGCGGTCCACTCTGTTGGCAATTGGGTCCACCCTGTCATGCCTCTGCCCAGCATGAGACTCTCCACCCAATTTGGATTGAGCTTCATCGTTGGTGGTTTCTCCATCTCCGCAGCATCCCTCAGTTTTGCTCCGAAGTATTGATCGCTCTTCTCCCTCTTGCTCCGAAAGCCCTTCTCCGTTTTCTCCGTCTTTATCCTTCCGCCCTCCGCATCGCTTGACCTTGCGGTCGGCCACGACCCGTGGTTCTTCCCAGTCATATTGCTCTTCTCCGGGACGGGCGGGCCAGCGTGTATTTGATTCCTTAATCGACATTGAGTTGTACGATTCTCCTCTTCGTATTGCTTCCACGCTTCTGCTGATCCCGTCCTTGCCGCGTCCCCTTCGTTTGGAGTTTGCCAATTCTTCTTCGCTTCCTCCGCCAATATCTTGCCCCCCGTTCCGGGCTTGCGACTGCCGGGGTTGCCTGCTCGTGGGGTTGGCCAATTCATCTGATTCAAGTCTCTCCCCAAGCACTTCTGATTGCTCTCCTTCGCAGTTCTCGCTCCCTCGATGTGGTCGGAGGCTTGGGGAGTACCCCAGGATGAAGACTCGTTTCCTTTGGTGAGGCGCGCCAACTTCTTCCGCGCTGAATATGCCTGTTTCATATCGGTAACCATCTTCTTCCAGATCGCTGAGGACTGTGGAGAGTCCAAGCGTGATATGACCTTGGACGTTTTCGGCAAAAACCCAGGTAGGTCTAATTGTTCGGATATGCTTGCGGAGATAGGGCCATAAGTGTCTTGGGTCTTCTTCGCCTTGTCTTTTTCCTGAGCTACTGAACGGCTGGCATGGGTAGCCACAACATATGCCGTCCACGATTCCACGAAACTCTGATGCAGGGAAGGTTTCAAGGTCCGTCCAGATAGGTGCGTTAGAAAGCCTCCCTTCTTCAATCTTCGCAACCAAGTTGGCGATGCAGAATCCTTCCCTCTCCACGAAACAGATTGTGCGTACATCCACGCCAGCTCGCTCGATTCCCAACTCCAATCCGGCGTAGCCGGAACAAAAGCTGATAATGTTTTGGGTACTATCCACATCGAACAACCTCCCATCCACGATCCGCTTTTTTCAAACGAACCTCATCCCCTATGAAATAACTGTTCGGCTTCGCGCGGAACCAACCATGACTCCCATCCGCAAATTCAACGTCGTAGCGGTAGGGATTCCTCGGTTTCAAATACACCCGACCCATCAATTCATCCGCTTCGCGTACCCGTTTCTCCCTCTTCCTATCGGGTTCAACCGCTTCCCTGATCATATCGTCCACGTCCGCAATCGCCGCCTTTTCCTCCTCCTCACCCGCAAGTTCGCGTAATTTGCTCACCATTTTGCGAGATATTCGATTGCCATGTATGCAGGTACGCATCGTACTGCGTTTGACTCCCATCATGTCTGCGAATTGATCACGGGTGATACCTGATTCGCCAAGTATCCTCATCGCCTGCTTACCCGTCCATAAAGTCACCACTTGTACTCTTGTGTAGTTTATCGTAGACAAGTCAACGACAATTCGATAATTTTTAACCAATGCCGAGAGGAATACCCAAAAAACTCAATGCGTTTGATGCTAAGTTGAAGGATAAGATCCTTACTTCCGCCGCCCGTATCGCATCCAAGCAATCCACGCATAAGCAAGAATGTGAGAACCTGGAACTCTCCACCAGACAGGAGGAAAGTAGATTACGGGTCGAAAATGCCATGAAGTTCGGAATGAAGATGACGGAACAGCAATTTCTTAATGCAGTTTCCAAAAAACTTCAGCATATGGTCTCTGATTCACTCAATGATCTGCATGATTCCATTGATAAGATTCCTCCGCAAAACAAAGCCTATGCCGTAGGTATGCTCTTCGACAAATTCATGACCATATCCGGAAGACCCACAAGCATATCCGCAAATGCAAACGTCAAACTAGGTTCCTCCGATATGTCTCCGGAAAAAGTGAAATCCATTCTCAAAGGCGCAAAAAAAGCCGCCGAATACATTGAGGTGGAAAATGAAGAAGAAAGGTAGTCTCTACGAACAGATATTCTTTACCGAAGCATTGTCGAGGAATCTGGAAGTGTTTACCCCGCTCGGAGATTATCTCCCGCAGGATTGTCTCGTCATGAATCAAGCCGGAAAATGCTACAAAGTACAAATCAAGGGAACTGAGGATAAGGTAAACGACAAATCACGCGGCGGACTCGGTAGGTATATGATCACCACCGCTACGGGTACGAGTGCCAAACAAACCATTGATCCGACTAAGGTCGACGTGCTTGCCGCATATATTCAAAACATACCCACCTGGTACGTTATTCCCACCCTCGCCATCGACGGGGCGATTAGAATATCCCTCTATCCGCATAACCTCAATTCCAAGGCCAAGCATGAGAAGTATCGCGAGGATTGGGATATCTTCATGCGCTAAACTACGTCAGACTACAATACAATACGCATTTGCGGGGCATTCTTATAGCGAAAAATTTCGTGGGGGGAGTGATGATAATATATAAATTTGCGCGGAACCTGGCGGACCCCCGCCCCCCCCGTGCGTGCGTCTGTCTATGCGATTTTTTGGCGTGATCGTGGGTCCAGTAGATTTGTAGTCTACTGCGATATCGCTTGTTTGCAGGCATTGCGAGGCATGCGCGCCAATTGTGCCAATTGATTGATTGCGTTTAGTGCGATTCAACACTGATCGTCGCATCAACGCATCGACGCATCAACGCATCATGATGTGTTGACGCAAGGTTTGCCTAATTTCCTACCGCAGATTTGATGCTCAGAGTAGAAATGCATCGTTAACCCGTTTTCCGCTTTTCCCGTCCATAATTTGCTTCATTTGTTTTTTTCGGCATCACGCCCAAAACTTTTTTTAGGCTCTAGCATGCGGGTTACGACAGAAATTTACATTTTGTGCTTGCAACGTAGTCGTTTGTAGTTTTGTCTAGGTTCCTCCACCGAGGGACTTACCCTCATAACCAAAATCAAAAAATCAAAATACTATGAAAAATTATGTTGACTTAGAACACGACAAACTCGCCAAACAATGGGATTTGATCCATAAAAAAGAGAAGGCGATTGAAGAAAAGCTGAAAGAGATTGAGCGCTTGAAATGCCCCAACCCGTTTAATCCCCGAACTTGCGGCGACTATCAATTGTGGCACGAGTGCGACGGGCCTTACTACTTAGCCAAAGCCAAAAAAGAATTGGAAGAGCTAAAAAAATTCTCGCTAATAAAAAAGTAAGGGGGTTAGCATGATTACACCACTAAATAAAAAAGTTAGTATGTTTGCAACCAATGATGAGTTGTATGACAAATTAACTAACAAAGAAATTATAACGATTAAATTGGCAAAGCTTGAAGAGTTTGCAGATGATTTATATAGGTCTACCACCAGCGAAGGATCTTTTGCCAAGTTATTCCCTCCCCAAACTAGTTGGGTTAACATAAGAAAACTCTTAAGAGAATTAAACGAATTAAATGAGGAGACTTGCGAAGCATGACACATTACGAAATCACTCTTTGCCTTTGGCTCCCTTGGCTCATCGTGGGCGCTTGGGTTGCAATTCAAACAATTACAAAAAGAGGAAATTAATTATGAATCAATCACAACTCGAAAAATATTTAACACGGTTTAATAAAAGACTAAGAGACCGATACAACCGAAACCAAGATTTCAGATTGTCAAAAGACGAGGGTCGCAAGTTAAATATTCAAGCGCGCAAACGATTAGCAAAAAGAGCAAAGGAGAAACTAGCATGATTCACGCAAGCAAACTATTCCCTCAAGCTCTGAAAGAAGCCTTCGAAGAGGGCGAGAGAGCGCGAAAAGCGAGAGAGAAACGGGAGCGCTTTACGCGTGATCGGGGACCGATCCGCGTTAAGCGTAAAGAACGCGCACGCGCGAAGCAAATGACACTTAACCTATAAATAACAAAAGAAAGAAAAACTATGAACATTCACAAAATACTAGATGAGCGTGAGGCCTATCATCACAACAATGAGAAACGCAAAAATATTGATTCAGTTCAAACCCTAGCGGATATAAAACCAAGCGTCTTGGAAGCGTACAGGCATGAAGTTTTGCGTAGGGAAATAAAACACATCAGGCGACTAGTTAATCACGCGGAAAATGTGCAAAGAATAAGAGAAACAAAAGGAGAGGAATTCCAATGGAAGTAAAAGAGAAACACGCCACACACACGCCTGGACCTTGGCATTATAGCGAGGTAATACGAGGGCGAGATCAATACTATCGACAAATTCGCGCAGACTTTAAAATTGCAGAGGTACATGCATGTCATAGCGGAGTTGCCGGAACCAAGAAAGGCAGAGCAGAAGACGAAGCCAACGCGCGTTTGATCGCGGCGGCACCGGAGCTATTGGAGCAATGCAAGCTATTCGAGAAAGTGCTGAAAGCGATTGGCGATATGGGTTACAAGGATGAAATCGATTTAGACTCTCATTCATGGCTTATGCGGACAATGGAACTCCGCGAGGTTCTCGCCAAAGTAGATGGGGGGGAGGGATGAGCGAGGATTTTCTTGTTAACGGAATACCTTACGAGTCTCATCAGGAGAAAGGCGGCAAGGTTATTACATTGAAGGCGAGTCATTACCATACGCAAAAGATGATTGATAACGCGATTGAGAAAGTGCGTTCCAATTATGCGAACCGTAATCTATCGAGAATTATCGTGAAAGTATACAAAGGAGAATCATTCGCATGACTAAACCAAACGAGTCAGACACAATAGCGCGCTTGTGCGTGGGCCTGATCATCTTTTTGGTGATGCGGTTCGCGCCCAGGGCGGTTGAAGCTTGGCAAAAGCGCAAGGATGTGAAAGGAGAAATACGATGAAGATTGAAAGGGGAATACCAATACCTAGCGTTCATAATGAATCCAAGTGGTCTGAAGTCTTATCTGCAATGAAAATAGGTGACTCAGTTCATCTCCCATATTCCGAAGCTGTAAAGCTATGCACTTATATGAGGAACCATGATGTGCATCCAGTTATGCGTCAGACCACCCCACGGGGAACCCGAATCGATCGTCAGATGTGCAGAGTGTGGCACAATGGCAAGCTCACCAAAGAGGAAAAGGAGAAATGCGATGAGTGAAGAATACAACTTTAGTGCAATACAAATGGGCATAGCTCTGCTTGCTACCTCTGCGGGTTGTAAAGTTTCAATGGTCACAATCGAGGATTTGCCCAATAGGTTTACGAAAAGCAGTCCCGTTGGACTCGCAGTCTACGGTTATGAAGATTACTTTGTGGTACACATGGACGGGATTGTCGAGTTTGTGCCGTCAGGGGATAGGACGGAAGACACTGACGATTGGATTATATATCTAGCAAAATTAATAACAAATTTTAGGACAAAGAATAAAGAACGCATAACTCTTTAACCCCGTACCCCCTTAAAAAGCGTTTTGATGGGTAAATGTGTCTAATCTATCAGACCTATCCCCCAAATGAACGATTAGACCCCTTCTTGCGTCTCTAATCGTGCTTTTTGGTATTCTATTGTGGCCTAAAACGAAACAACCTTACGCTTATCGTTGGTCAGACGGGGTTCTAAATGCTTCGAGAAACGGCCCAGTCGCTTCTCAAACGCAAACCTGGTCATGCCCTGTTCTCCGTTTCGATTCTTCGCCACTTCGCAGTTAAGGACTTCATCGTCATCCTTGTCAGGAGAAAGGAGCAACACGACGTCCGCATCCTGCTCAATGGAACCGGATTCGCGGAGATCCGAAAGCGCGGGTTTTCTTTTTTGTACTTCAAGTGCGCGGTTGAGTTGAGAAAGCGCGAGGACCGAGGTTTGATACTCAAGCGCCAATGTCTTCATGGTACGAGAAATCTCGGAGACCTCTTGAGTTCGGGAGTCATATCCCTTTGCGGAAAGGAGTTGCAGATAATCCACCACTACCAAGCCGAGTTCCCCCTCCATGCGTTGCTGGGCGAGAAAGGCGCGGAAACTCTCAAGCGTAGCCTCGTGATCATCCTTGAAAGTAATTGGCCACTTCTTCATCGTTTGCGTGGTTTCGCTCAATCTTCGACGATCCACGTGATTCAACGAATTCTTCATGGTTGGGCGCGGGACTCCGCTCACGTTCGTGAGCAATCGCCCCGCGCATTCGCTGGCTTGCATTTCGAGTGAGCAATAACTTGTCCGATATCCCATCTTCGCGGCTTCATGGGTAAAGTGAATCGCCAATGCGGATTTTCCCACTCCCGGTCTTGCGGCAAGTACGTAGAGACAACCCTCGCGGAATCCGCCGTTGAGCAAACTGTCCAATCCCTTGAACCCCGTGGATATTGCGGTGACTCCGCCTGCATCAATGGCGAGGTACTCGGCTTCCGCCTCCGCCACGGCATTGCGTATGGGCGTTTGGCCCTTTCTCTTTCCAAGAGATTTGGCCACCCGCGTGGTGAATGCGGAGGCCACGTCCTCCGCGGATTTGGTCGGGTCGCGGATATCGTCCTGGGCATGGAGGAGTGCCTTCTCCACTGCTTTGGCGTTTCTCTGCTCGATTACCTGGTCCACGTAGCGTTCGATTTGTCCGCCCCCGTATTGTTCGGCGATTTCGGATATCTCGGATGCGAGATCAGGTAAGGCGATCAATACGTCCACCTCGTTGACGTCGGGCGAATGAAGCGCAATCACGGAAAAGATTTGCTGATGGGTAGGCAAGGTGAAATCTTCTTTCGTCAGATGCTCCAATGCGATGGCCGAAGATCGGCCCGTCTCGTCGCGCATTGAAGCTGAGAGAACTGCAATTTCGGCTAATGAGAAATCAATCACACCCGTTTGATTCCTTCCCACTCATCACGCTCTTGGGGTAGACGCTCCTTAATCCATCCTCTGCATGCGTTTCTGAAGGTTGCGTTCCAATCCGCTTGGACGTGTCCCTTCCCCTTCGCCCAATCCACGAAGGTGGAAACCGCATCCCCATGATTCAATCCTTCCTCTTGGGTAATGCTTTTGGGTGGATCGAAATCATCTGGTATCGTCGTACCTTTTTTCTTCCTTGGCTTGGAATTGGATTTGCCGCTTTTGGTGGATTCCGCGCTATATATATAATTAATATTTCTGGAAGAAATATGTTGCGCGCGCGAGGGATGCCACAGATACTCCACCAGGAGTGGAGTTATGGTGGAAACTGGGGTTGCTCCAAAATGATCACAATACTCTTTCAAAGCATCACTAATCCACTTGGGAACTTTTAGTCTGATCTCAACCTTTTCGCTCATCTTTGCCCTCAAAATAGGGTGC